ATTAATTACGGTAACTAACATGAGTGCTGTTACAGAAAACAACTATACTGGTAACAATAGTACGACAACGTACTCTTTCACATTTCCATATCTTAAGACATCGGACATCAAAGCAAGTCTCGATGGAGTGGCTACTACGGCATTCACCCTGCCAACTGCAACCACACTACAATTTAATACTGCTCCCGCTACAGGAGCCCTAATCAAAATATTTAGAGAAACCACAGTTGATGAACTAACAGCAACATTTTATGCTGGATCGGCAATCAAATCAGAAGATCTAAACGAAAACTTTACACAAAACTTATACGTTACACAAGAGGTAAACCAGAGGTATCTTCCAACTACTGGAGGTGCTTTTACCGGTAATATAGATCTTGGTAACAATAGAATCACTACTCTTGGTAACCCAGCCAACCCTACTGATGCAGTTAATAAACAAACATTAGATTCTAGCATTGACACTGCTATCGAGTCTGATGTTTTAGCTGGTACTGATTTATCAAAAACTGCAAGTGGTGGTCAAGTAACCATCAATCATGATGTTGCTGGTGCAAACACAACCATCAATAACAGCAATGGTAACGTCGTTCAAGATATAACTATCTCAGCTCAGGGTCACGTTACATCAGCTGGTTCTGTTGACTTAGATGGCAGATATTACACAGAGACTGAGTTAGACGCTGGACAGTTAGATAATAGATATTACACCGAAACCGAACTAGATGCTGGTCAGTTAGATAACAGATACTATACAGAGACCGAGCTAGATGCTGGACAGTTAGATAACAGATACTATACTGAAACTGAGCTAGATGCTGGTGCTCTTGACCCATTATATTTTAGACAAGATAGTAGTGAGACTATAGCTAGCGGAGACACATGGTCTGCTGGCGATACTCATGTAGCTACTACAGCTGCTATCGATGCACGTATCATTGACTTAGTTGATGAAGTTGGTGGTTTTGATATCGTCAACGATGAGCAAAGTTTTCCTGATACAAACCCCGGTGGAACTACAGGACAAGCAGCTGTTTTAAGTATCAAAGCAGCTAGTACAAACTTAGTTCCTAGTGGTACAACAGTTACTATAACTAATGGTAACTTAGCTAATAATGCAAATATTACAATTAATAATGTACCAAGTACAATCCCTACAGGATTCGGATTCTTAGTCGAATCTACAACTACATTACATACATATACATTTCATAGATTAGTACCAAAGGCAACAGAAGTCACAACAGTTGCAAGTAAGGCAACAGAAATAGGTAGATTAGGTACGGCAGCAGCTGTAGAAGATTTATCAATACTAGGTACTACTGATGTTGTAGATGATCTAGCTATTTTAGGTACAGCTGATGTTGTAGCAGATTTAAATACACTAGGTACTGCTGACGTTGTAGCAGACATGAACACTCTTGCTGTACCTAGTGTTGTTAATAATATAGATACAGTTGCTACTAACGTAACAAATGTAAATACCGTTGGTGGTGCTATAGCTAACGTAAATACAGTTGCAACTAATATAACTGATGTTAATAACTTTGCCGACACATATCAGATTGCTTCTAGTAACCCATCAACTAGAGCTGACGGTTCTAGTTTACAAGAAGGTGATTTATATTTTAACACTACTTCAGATGAGCTTAAAGTTTATAACGGTAGTGCTTGGCAAGGTGGTGTAACAGCTACAGGTAACTTTGCAGTTACAACTGGTAATACATTTACCGGAGATAATGACTATAATGATAATGTAAAAGCCCGTTTTGGAACAAGCAATGATTTAGAAATATTCCATGACAGCAATGATTCTATAATCAATGATGCCGGTACAGGTAATTTAAAACTACAAACAGGTGGTAATACTAAGTTAGAGATTACATCTAACGGTGCAACAGTAACAGGAGGAGTAACCGCTACATCTTTTACAGGAGATGGAGCTAACTTAACTAATTTACCTGTAGACCTTACAAATTTAAATGCGACTAATTTGACATCGGGAACAATTCCAGATGCAAGATTTGGCACAATACCAGATGCTGCATTTCCAGCAACTTTACCAGCTATTAGTGGAGCTAATTTAACTAACCTTCCATCAACAGGAGGTTTGACTGGTGGATCTACAGACGAATTATTCCTTGAGTCAGATAATGTAATGAATAACAACTTTACAACAGGAACAAATAAGAATTATCTGAATCTTCTTCCGTTAACAATTAACGCAACATTAACTGTGACAGACGGAAGTTTTATACAGTTCGTATCCGCATAAACCTATGTTAAGTAAATTAATCTTTTTTAAGACTCTTTCCGGAGAGTTAGTAGGCTCTAGCGGTGAACAGTTATTTGTAGAAGCAGATAATCAAGTTAGTAACAGCTTCACAACAACACCCAACAATAACTATCTTGCAATAAGTCCAATCAGCATTTCACCCGGTTCTGTCCTAACTGTGACAGACGGAGCTGTTGTGGACTTTTATTAAACAATATTATTATGTCAAAATTAAACGTAAACGAAATCGAAGCTACTAGCACTAATACCAATGTAAAAGTTGTTCCTAAAGGTGCTAATGCTACGTGTGAAATTAAAGGAACTGATGACGCAACTTTACAATTAAATTGTTCAGCACAAAGTCACGGAGTCAAATTAAAAGCACCAAACTCAACAGCAGCTCAAAACTATACAATGATCTTGCCTGATAATCAGATAGCAGCAGGTAAAATGTTTAAAGTAAAAAGCATTACTGGTACTGGTGCGAGTGCTGTTGGACAGTTAGAGTTTGCAGATCAACCTTCACAAGATATAACTTCTTTAAATGCTAGTAATTTAACATCTGGAACTATACCACCAGCTAGAATGCCAGCTGTACCTGCATCCACAGGGACTTCGCTTGAACTTGTCAATGTATACACTACCGGCCCAGCTGCTGTTTCTAATGTGATAATTTCTATTAGCGACCAAAATTCAGTATATAAGTTAATCGGAAGAAATATACAATTATCATCAGCTTCTACCTTTGAAATGACTTTTCAAGATTCCTCCGGTAATCGAATAAATAGTGGTATTGAACATACAAGAACATATCACAACAGCACCTCTACCTCGTCAGGAGCTGTTTATCTGGCCAACAGCACCTATCAAGTGATGCCTTTAAGTACTTATTCCTCAACAGCGTATTGCTTTATAGCTGATTTTTGTCCTAAAGCAGGTCAGCAATTTATGATGTTGGATGGATTCAGTCCGGGAGGAAGCTCAAACCAGAATAACAGGTTTCAGCAATGGGTAACTATGTACTCCAGCTCGCAAGGAATAAATAGAATTAAATTTGAACCTGCTACAGCAAGCGCAACCATTCAAGCAAATTCACAGTTCTTACTTTACAAATATAGAGAAAGTTAATTATGTCAAAAATTAAAATTAATGAAATTGAATCAGTAAGTACTAACGATGATTTAGAAATAACACCGAATGGTACAGGTGTATTTGAAGTAGCTGGTGATGATGAACAGTCATCTATACAACTTACTGATTCATTACAAGTAAATAAAGTAAAAGTAAAAGGACCACATTATAGTGCAAGTCAAGACTATACACTGGTTTTACCGGCAACTAATGTAACCGCTGATAAATTTTTAAAAGTTGATTCTTTAACAGGTAGTGGATCTACAGCTACAGGACAATTAGGATATCATACTTTTGTACCAGCAGATATGACTAATTTAGCTGGTTCTAGCTTTACAAGTGGAACAGTACCACCAGCTAGATATAGCCTTCTTGCAACAGAAGGTGCGGGGTTACAACATGTTCAAACACAAAGAGTTACACAGGCAAATACAGTTAGTGCTATTGACTTTACTGGATTACAAAATGGTACGCTGTATAAATTTTTTATAAAAAACCTTGGACAAGAGCCAGCAAGTAATAATTATTCATATTTTAAGATATTAGATTCAAGTGGTTCCCCAATACATTCTAAGCTAAATTGGGAACAAATTTATTACAACGATGACTATTGGCAAGGTGGTTCAAATGATAGTCAGGTTATTTTTGACACGTCTCGAAATGACAAGCAGTCTTTTGTAGGAGAGATATATACACAAGATCCTAATTCAGCTGGTCAAACTGCTAATTTTGGAATGTTTAGAGGTGCATCTGGTCACGTCTATGCTTACGATAGTAAGATGAGATTATATTTTTCTACCAGTGCAACTTATTATGAGCGAATACATGGAGTTAGGTGGCAGCCTTATGACAACGCAAATAATTATTATAAAGTGGGCACAGAAATAGCAATGTATAAATATAACGAAACCTTCTAATATTATGTCAAAAATAAAAGTCAATGAAATCGAAAGCAGCAGTACAGATGTAAAACTAGCTGCTAAAGGATCAGGTGTTGTAAAAGTTAAAGGTGCTGGGGGATCGGATGGTACATTACAACTTAATTCTGGTACACATAGTGTAAAAATCAAATCCCCCGCTCATAGTGCTCAACAATCTTACACTATGGTTTTACCTGATAATAATATTGAAACAGGTAAATTTTTAAAATTTAAAAGTGTTACTGGTAGTGGTAATACTGCAACAACTCAGTTAGAATATGGGGATATGCCTGACCCTGATCGTAATAATCTAAATGCTAGTAATATAACGTCAGGAACCGTACCGGGTACAAGATTTGGAACTAGCATCCCAGCAAGTGTGGGTGCACTTCAATTAGTTTCAAACACAACTGTTGGAGCTACAGCTGTTAGCTCAATTGATCTAACTGGTTTTGAAGAAGGATTCCACTATTTATTAATTGCTAAACGCCTGCTACAAAGTGGTGGTGGTAATGCACAGTATGTATGGCTTGACGAGTATCAGGCTGATGGAAGTAATATTTATAGAATGGGTCGAGAAGTAACAGCAAATAGCACAAGTTCTGACCCTAGAAATAATCAAATATATCATAGTCAAATTTATGTAGCACCGCAGAACTTTGCATTCTATGACCAACAGCATCTGGCGTTTATTGCTCAAATAAATAATGCAGCAACAACGGAGGCTCGAGGAAGTATATTTATAAACGCTATAAATATGGGTACTAGCGTAGCTATGGGCTATAACTATTATCAAGCGTTTGCCTCGACAAATCAGGATAACGTGGCCTTGCATACTATGAAAATTAAACCAGTTTATGGATCTTGGACCTTTACACAAGGTTCCCAAGTACTACTTTACAAATACGGAAAAATTTAATGTACAAAATGGTAGATGGTGAAACCATCAAAATGACAGACGCAGAAATTGCAGAATTTAATGCTAGTTTTCCTACAGAGGCAGAACTTCTTGCTCGAAAATGGGAAAGAGTTAGACATAATCGAAATAGCAGGCTAGCAGACTCAGATTGGGTTGTAACGAAAGCACTTGAAACAGGAGTTGCTGTAACTGATGCTTGGAAGACATATCGTCAAGCACTTAGAGATGTACCTACTCAGTCAGACCCAGACAACATCACTTGGCCGACAGAGCCTAGCTAACTTTTAACTTATGGAAATACCGGTTTTATATTTACCCGAAGCCTTTGATTTCCCAAGTTTTGAGTTTGAGTTACCTATAGGAGAGATACCACGGTATACTCCTTTGGTTGTTCCACCCAGTGATCTGAGAGCTCCAACAGGGGTTGTACCAAAAACTACAGGCGGTGCACGATCTAGTGCAAGTCAAACGCCATCTGGTATTAACCAAGTCAACATACCTGTTGTGAATATCAAAATGCCAGTACCAGAAAGTGAGATACTTATTACAGCTGGTACTACGGCAGTTATTTCTGTAGCAGCCACCCTTACAGCTACAGCCGCTTTTAAATGGGTAGTTAAGATTTTAAAACCCATATTAAAAACGTTATGGAAAAAAATAAGTGGAAGCAAAAAGCCTAAAACCTGACGAACCAAAGAAAGGTTTACTAACAAAATTAAAAGAAAATGTTGATGACCACGATGAACAAATGCAAATCCTTGGTGCAATGGTACGATTGGGAGTTGTTATTTGGTCAGGATTTATCATCACTTTAAACTATGTCGAGTTGCCTATGGTCAAGAAACCTCTAGGGGCATCATCGGATATCACTTTTGTCGCTTCGATATTTACTGGAGCTCTAGCAACATTTGGATTGTCTACAGGTAACAGTAATAGTAAGAAAGCAGCAAACACACAAACACCAAATAAACCAAAACAATGAAGAAATGGATTCTTCTCTTAGCTCTGTTGTCACCCGCAGCTGCAAGAGCCAATACAATAACCCCGAACTTTACACAGGGGTCAATGAACTCAACGACAACAACTACCCAAACAGTGAAGGAAGTCATAAAGACACAAAAGTTCGGAACAGCCCTCAAGAGCTGGTCTGGAAGCAATGTCGAGCCTTCTGGAAACATTATAGCAGCAGATACAACATTCTCCGTCAAAGATGTAACCAAGCCTTGGAACATGGAAACAGTATCAAGAGCCGCCGGTCTAGTAGAGCAAATCGACACAACAATCGACTACACTATAAATACTACTACTACATCCTTATCAGTCTTCTCACAGTAAGTCCTGTTCTAGCAACAGAGACTGAACCAGAAGTCACGAATAACGCCAACCCGGTTGCAGCCGCAACGGGCAATGTTACCAACAGTGCGGTGCAGTTCCAAAACAATGGAGCACCATCACGACAGAACTATGGCAGTGGAATCTCATGTAATGGGGCGACTATGACCTTTTCGCCTTTTTACATGGGCAACCATATTAACCCATACTCTGAGAAAGAAAACATGGAAGGTCTATACCCATCAAGTTATCAACTAAATGAGAACTGGGGTTTTCAAGTTAACTTCATGGTTCCTCTTGA